TACTTGATTTTGAGTGTCATAATAGTCTCCAAATTCCTCTTGATCATCTTTAAATGAACGATCTGGTTTGAATTTTCTTGATCTAGGTTTGTGAACTACAGCAGTATCTCCTTCTTGTGTAACTTTTGATTCTTTTACTGATCCATTCCCTGCTGCTCTTACTGCGTTTGCATTATTAGTTGCCACTCTATGAAGTACCTTTCCAGTTCCTTTAAAGTCTCTAGTTGGTTCTAAATCTTTTTTAATCGGATTACCGTCTTCATCAAAATCATCAATATCTTGTTTTGAAGGTCTAACTGGAGTGAATAATTCACCTTTACCTGCTGCTCCTTTGTCTATATCATCTTTTTTAACAAAACTACCTACTATTTTTTCAGCAGATTCTCTTGATTTACCCTCTCTCATTAATGCTTGAACTTTCTCTTCAAATGTTTGAGATTCATTAAGATCGGCTTTATTTGTTTCATCATCATTGTCTTTGTCAGGGTGTGCTTCATGTTTCCATTCATCTAAAACTGTAACTTTTGTATCTTTATCATTATTATCTTCTATTTTAACAAGTGAGTCTTTTTCAACATAACAACCCATAGAAGTACATTGCATTTTCATTTTACCATCTCCTATTTCTTCTCCATTATGATGAGCCTTTGCTATTGGGTTAAAATCAGTGATTAAAGCCATAGGTACTGCTGGATCTTTACATACTGCAACTTCATAGTGTTCTAAATCACTTAAAGCGTATGCCATAGAACCATCTTTCATTCTAAATGGTGTTCTTGCTGATTTTGTGGCACCACCGAATGATAAGCCCTTATATTCCTTATTTTTGATTTTATCCCAAATTAAGTTATCTAATTGATAGTCTTTGAATATTTTTCCAGTTATTTTAATTGCTGGTAATTCATCTCCACTTGAATTTTTAATAATTGTTTTTGAATAATTAATACCTTTACCAATAATTCTGTTAGAATGTGTGTCACTAATAGGTGCACCTCTATCCATCCAAACTGGTAGAACTTTATATAATTCATCTACTATCGTAACTTCGCCTTGTTTATCCTTCATTTGTACTGTTAATAATCCTTCAAAGAATCTTTCATCTGATTTTACAGCTTCCATGCTTTTTAGAGAGCTTTCTAATGTACTGAAGAATATCTTTGCCATATATATGAAAACCTATAAAACGTTAATAAAGTTTGCTAAAAAAGATGAATGGTTGGCTTATTAAGCCAAAACATAGCCATTTACTCTTTCTTTGCTTTTGTAACTGCGAAATCTGCTGCGAAACCAGTAGTCAAACCAATTAAGGCTAAACCAACATCCCCAATGCCCTCAGTTGCGATAGTTTGACCTATTGCTACTGCTGCGAAGGTGGATATGATTAAAGCACCTGCGAATTTCCTTGCAGAGAAAGATTCATCTGTTCTATGTAGGTAACCTCGTAGTGTGTTTAACCCTGCACCGATTACTGCTGCTCCAACAGTTATTAGTACTGGATCTACCATAGAAAAGCAACAAATGACATGTATTTAAATCTAACTACTCATTTATCTAGTACTTTACCCACTAAATCCTCAAAATCAGAATCTGCTTCCTCATGAAGCCTATTTGACTGTCTATCTAGTGCTGTTGATAAAATAATAAGGGCTTTTTGGAGTTGTGTTACTCTTAAACATAAATCTTTTTGGGTATTTGATATCTTCCTAAAATATGCAATTAGTGTTCCACCACTACCAAGAGCTATTGCTATCACTATTTCTGAGAATAGTGAATCTATTATTTCAAGCATACTATAAAAACTAAACACAAGTATTTAAATTTACATTGGTTTTAGATATTCTTCTTTAATAAGAAATGGTAATATTAGTGGTAAATCAGCCAATATAAAGTTTAGTTCTTCATCAGGCAGTTTAGATTTATATTTAACATTTCCACATGTATAACAAACTTCTATTTTGAACCCTTTTCTACCATATTTGAAAATAAGTTTACCACACTCACACCTTTTCATAAAAATACAAGGTATCGTTTATTAATAAGTATTTTGTATAAATAGTATGGCTTCATCAATATATATTTATCAAAACATGAAAGAATTTGAAAGATTCTATAAAGGTTACTTAGATGAACCTATGAGAAAAATTAAAATTGTTGACATGTATGTTAAAGATAAATCTAAACTTTGGATTGTTACAAATACAAATGATGCAAAAGAAAGACCATTATTACAAAAATCATTAGTACATTTTAGGAATGGTAACATAGATAACTATAAAGATGATAAAACAGTTTTAGTATTGTTTAGAAAGTTAAAATTTAATTTTAAAAATATGAAACTTGATATTTTTCCAAGATTTTTAAGAAAACCACTTTTACAGTGGAGAGTGGATAGATATTTAGGTGAACCTATAAAAAAAGCCGTTATAGACTATGATCATCGTTATTATGATTTTGAGATTGATAGAATTAACTTTATTTTAGAAACTAACGAGAATTAATAGTTCCATTTCCATTAAAGGCTACTTTCCAGTCTTTACCATGTTTTTTTCTCATTCTAATCCAAAATGGGTCTGCACCAAACTGTCCACCTTTTTTATTATAATCTTTTATTACATCAGCTACTTTTCTACTACATCTTCTACAAAGTCTAGCATTTATTTGTTCCATATGAAATTTATGTTCTCCACAAAAATAACATATTCCGTAATAAACACCTTTAATTGATACAAGTAATGTTTCTCTACCTCTTTTACCAGCACAATCACCACATATATCAAAAACACCTGCTGCTGCAGCATCACTCTTTAAACAACCAAAACACGTTGCTTCTTTATATTCATTAACATGAGTTTCCCATATTTTTTTACCTAGATAGGTATTACCTGTATTTACATCTAATTTAGTTGCCATCAGTGTTCTGCCAGTTTTATCTTTCTAAGAGCATCTTGTATTATCAAGTATATATTATTACATGAATAATCAGTTAAACCATGTTTTCTACATTCTTTTCGTATTTCATCAAGTGCTTCATCTATTTCTGAGAAATCAGCAGTGTATACACTTTTTGATTTTTTCTTGAATGCTTCGGTTTTGTTTATTTTTTCAACTGCTTTCTTTACTGCCAAGTTAACACTTTCTTCTGTTGATCTCACTTTTGTTCCAGAAGGGAGTTTTTCCTTTCTTGCATCATCTGTTGTTTTAATCTTTTTCGCCATCTTCCCACCTCCTTGTTTGACCTAGTTCATTATCTACTACGTTTCTTGCTTGTCTAACTGTCATACCATATTTTCTTAACTCATCAACTGTTTTTGTTTTCTTCCAACCATAATCAAGTGCTGTTTGTAATGTGTTTTTAACAACTGTAAAGTTACTTGGTGTGATTCCATCAATATAGTTCTTTTGTGAAAGTGAAGTTCCATCACCAGAACTTGGTGAACCTTGTGATATACCACCTATATCAGATGGTCGTGTCATACTTGGTTGACCTGCAAAATTTTGTCTATTCTCTTCAGGTGCAGCAGTTCTTCTACCTTTTCCTTCCATATCAACATCTTCTGGTAAAACGGCTTCTTTCGAAACATTAAAGTCTCCAGTATGTGTTTTTTCTATTTTGAATCCCATTTGTTGTAATAATGCCATGTTTTGTATTTCTACACCATCTCTTTGTAGTTCTGCTAACTTATCATTCTCTTCACCAGCAACTAATTTAAGATCCCAATCATCAACACCCATGACTTCTGTAAATTTCTTTAAAAATGATTTGAATAATACATCTTGACCCCATTTAACTGCTCTGTTTGTAATTGTAACTTGTAATCCTTCTTGTGACCAACCACCTACCATTTCTCCATAATACAATGGTAATACACCAAACACTGCACCTATAATTTGTCTTAACTCTTTTCTTACTTCAATAAATTGTAACTCTTGTAAAGAACCAGTAAAATCAATCCAATTAGCCATGTTTTGACCACCTTTATCTGATTCTACCATTAATGGATGTATCATGTATGGGTCTTCAATGGCTTTTTGTTCTAATGCATCCCATGATTTTCTAAATGTTTCATAGTTACGAGAAGCAACAACTAGTAAACCTCTTGGTGGTCTCATTTTATCAAAGTATTTTCTAACATACTCATCCATATGAGACAATGACATTGCTTTACTCCATATTGCAAATATAGGAGAAAATCCATAAATTAAACTTGGTTTGTATTTACCTGCTTTCCATATAATTTCACCTTCACCATAGATAACTCTTTTAGGTTGTGGTATACCAACAGAATAAACAGAGTTTACTTCTAACACTGCTTTTAATCCTTTTGCACCACATCTACCACATGTATCACTGTATAATCTTTTGTCTCTATGTTCAAAACGTGGACATACCCAAATCTTTTGTCTTTTATCATCATAACCTATTCTACCATCACTATCTGCAATCATAGCAACTTGTGGTGGGTCAATACGTAATATTTCTTTTATTTCTGTTTTTTCAGGGTCAATAACTCCAGTCATATCATCTATAAAATAATTTTTTAACATTAGAAGATATGCGTTGTCTGCGATTTCTAAATCTCTTTCTAGCTGTCTTGCAACATCTTCTAAAGTCTGCATATTACCGTTAAGTGGTTTATTCATTAAATTTTCAAGAATCTTTCTATGTTCAGGTACAGGTCTTTTTAAATCATAACTTAAACAAGAGTCACATTGAACTTTATGCATATCTACTTTTTTCTCACCTTCTACATTTACATTAGGTGCATATTGAAATTCTTTTGAACAGTTATTACATTTGTACTTAAATCTCTCTACTATCTCAAATCCATTCTTAAACATCTCACGATTAATGGTTTCTATAGGTATTCTAATTGCATCAATGTTATCTGCTAACTCATAAATCATTATGAGAGGAAATGGAAAAATTGGTAATTTGGCACCTGTGTCGGTACTCATATAAGGTTGGGCTATACTTGGTCTAGTTGTAGTTTCAGAATATGATTTATTTACATTAAATAAATTACCTACTTTTTGGAAAACTGACTTTAATCCCATATATTACTCAAATATTTATAACATATAAACTTTGTCTATTTATGTCAAATTTTGTCAGCATCGCCATGAGAAGGACAACGTATATTTCTACCTATATCTACATTGCAACTGCATGAAGAAGTTTTCTTTTTATCATGTGTGTGTGCTTTATCGCCATTTGCATGTGTATGGGTTGTTCCATCTGGGTGTGTGTGTTCTTTATCTGCCATATGTTTATATACGAAGACTTATATTTATAGTTACCCAGTGGTGTGAGCTTGCATACCTGTAGTAAAGGAGGACTATTCTAGCGAGATAGCTGGGCTAATTTTGCTTCTTTTCTTTTTTTCTTTCTATTTAATGATGAACATGATGCTTTTCTTCTTACAAACGTATGACAACATGGACATAATATTTTAGCACCACTTTTACTGGCTACAACACATTCTTTATAAAAATATTTTCTACAATGTCTATAACTTCTGTTTCTGTACTGCCACCGTATGCTACCCACATTTCAACACTAAGTATATGTTCTGTTATTATTGTATTAACCACGT